GGGGACTCTAGCCACAAGCGTTGCTCCACTGTTCACGAACAGCTTGGTCTATAATACCAAGTCGCCGCTTAATTTCCAACTTGCGATCTTCAGGCAGGTTCTCAATTCTGCGCTGATTGTCTGCAAGATAAGCAGTACAATCCCAGCAATCGCGGCCTGTCTTTTCGCCATCCTCATAGCCCGGAGCCAAATCCGCTCCCACATCTTTGAGATATGAGAACACTTGCTGCGTTGTCCATTCGTATATTGGCATCAGATAGGTGACGCCATAAACAGTCTCTCCATCACGCGCAGTCGATTTATGCTCATCCTCCCTGCGCTGCCCCTTGATTGCCTTCGTTGCGCCGCATTCAACAACCGCGCGATGAAGCGGAAACCAGATATTCTCAGCGCAGCAATTCAGATATGGCTGCATCAAAGGAAGGTCGTTGCCATAAATAGCGCGCCCAAGGCTGGAGTTCCTAACCGGCAAGACATCAACCGGCCAGCCATTCTGCGCCACATTGTCAGGCTGGTTGGTCTTCACTTCGATAAAATGAGGCAACCGCCGCTTCCATCCTTCCATGTACTCGATCATCTCAGGATAAACCGCCCCTGTATTCACCCAAATGACTGGGAGACGATCCCAGACATCGCGGTAAAGATAGAGACAGGCGAGACTGTCCTTTCCTCCTGAGAACAGCAACGCCGTATCCATTAGAAAGACGCCAAGGCTGCAATGCCAGACGCAAACGTACCAAGCCCACCAAGCCCGGTCAGCAGGCTGCTGCCCTGTGGGCCGCCCGAAGATGTCTGCGTTGTAGTCTGGCCATAAGGCGTTGCACCAACGGCAGCCAAGCGAAGATTAAGCTGCTGGAGCGGATAGTCGCGCTGCTCGACAAAGCGGGCATATGCATCATCCAAAGCCCGCTGGGCCATCTGCTGCTGCTGGGTGCCAATCGACTCAATAGCGCCAGCATCAGTGAGGCCCATTTGCTGACGCTGGGCAGCAAGGCTCCCAAGGACACCTGCCCCCTGCAATCCAAGACCAGCCCCGGCCAGACCGGCCTGCTGGTTCGCAAGAGCAGCCTGCAACTGGCGGGCCTGATCTGCCTGCATAAGCTGCTGGGCCTGCGTATAGCCCTGAGCGCGAAGCTGGGCCGACAGGTCACCAATACCGCGCGCAGCTTCAGCCGCAGCTACGCCCTCAGCAATCCCCTGACGCGATCCTCCAAACGCCCTAGCCTGAGACGCCTGCCCCGCAATCTGGTTAAGCTGACGCTGCAAGGCGCTTTCAGCATTAGCCGTCGCGCGCTGCTCAACTTCAGACAGGTAGGGGTTCATGTAGGCGCTAATATCGCCCTGTGGCATGGTCTGGGCCGCCACTTGCTGTGGCGTATAGAAAGCACTCTGAGCCGCCGCTCCCATGCCAGCCGTCAGCGCAGGCATATAAGAGCCGACATTCTGCTGGGCCATCTGGAACGCCTGCTGTTGCTCAGGCGAAAAGCCAGCAACAGTTGAGCCTGTATAGGGCTGGTATGGCCGCTGGGCCAATTCCCCAGCAATACGGAGATTTTCCTGAGCGGCTTCGTTCAGCCACGGGGGAAGCTCCGTTCTTTGAATTGTCGTTTGCGGGCCTGAATCCTTACCCATCTTCACTCTCCAAGGGCAGTGCGTAGGTCACCCCGACGCGCTTCCATCCATGATTAGGCAGAACTTTCTGCCAGCCGAGCCTTCCAGACATTACCATAAATTCACAGCCATGTTCACGGCCAAATTCAGATATTCTTGGCTGCATCGCCATGACTTCGTCCAAGTCGCCAAAAGCCAAAAACACGTTCAACTCTCTCTTTTTCGGATGCTGGACAATCTGGGTTATGACTGTTGCATTGTCAGACCAGAACGCCTGCATCCTTCCTTCGTTCAGGGCTGCAATAACGTCAGCCACACTATGCGTATCGCCCCCCAGCCGGAGAGCCTTTTCCATCTTAGTAAGGAGGCGAGCCTGTTTGTCCAAGGGGCACCGATGTCGTTACGAGGGTTCCCGAATTATCTACTGTAACCTTCCAAACACCACCATCTGGAGCTTGCAGAAGGATGCTATCGACAGCTTCAATTCGGTTAACAGTAAAACCAAACGCCTGCTCAATAGCAGAAAAGGCGCGGTTAAAGAAGCCTGGGTCATAGCCCGGAGGCGGGTTTGAGACCTGTATCCTCATCTGCCGCCCTTCGCTGTGAAGTCAATCCGCATCTCGCCAATGCTCCACGGCGCATCTTCAGTGGATTCAACCTTGATCCTGAAATCACGACCAGTGACTCTCATATCAGTGTAGCCGTCAGAACGTGGGTGATAAGGCCCGGATTCGGTTTCAGCCCCCTCTGGAGTGAATGACGAAAACACCTGCAACTGGGTGCTGTTATAGCTATAACCGCTGTCTGTTATAGCCTGACGCAAAAATGATATTTTCCCGCCGTTCTGGATGTTCAGAGAACTGGTCTCAGCATAGCGATCTGTCTCAATAGGAACGCCAGCAGCCGTCCATCCTGACTCTTGAAAAAAGAGATCATTGGTACTGTCCGCAGCAATGGGGTATTGGTACACGCCAGCGCCATAAGCCGCCGTTCTGTCCATTTCGCCAATTGACCACCAGCCCTCAGCGTAATTGTAAACGACATAGCGGTCTGGCGTGCTGGAACCCGGAGAAGGATACCAGAACCATGCTTCTGGGAACACATTGTTCTCAGAGCCATGCGTATAAAGCGGCCCATAATCAGGATCAATGTTGTCAAAGACAAAGGCTCCGACATCACAAGACAGCGGCTTCACAACACCACCATCGTAAACCCAGAAGCTTTCTTCGCCCATCCAGATGCAGCGGCCAGCGTATGTTGCAAAGGATTTGGGAGCCAGAAGCCCGCACCCGAAGCCAATTCGCTCAATGCTGTAAATGTAAGGAAGACCGATGTAGCGCATGAGCCACGCTTCATCCTTTGTCCAGATCAGTGTGCCTTCTCGAACAGGAGCGCACATAACAAGCTGGCTGGATGTGTCGAGGTCAAGATACCCAGCCGTATTGGTTGTCGAGGCAAAATTCCAATCGGCGTAATCTTCGCGAGAAGACCAAGCAACACGCCGGTTGTTTCCGCCAGCCCCGATAAGAACGGCATGACGCTCAGGAGTCACAATGACAGCCCTGTTGTTGGTTGGGACTGCTGGGGATATTGCGGCCTGACCGCCTGTTCCTGTTGCGTTCGTGCCAGAGTCGGAAACTGTAAATGTGTCAAGGGTCGGGACTGTTGTTATCGTGAATGTATCATTAAAGGTACCTTCTGTATTGCCAGTAACGACAACAATGTCTCCAACCCCAAAGCCGTGGTTATTGTTCATGGTAAATGTAATCACGTTGGACACACGAGACGCAGATGCTATGCCCTCAATGCCAGCAACATCGGCTTCTGTTTCTCCGTCCTGAAAATGAAGCAAGCGACCATCGCTTGACGCAACAGCCAGAACATCGCCGCCCCAGTTATCAAAGGTCCATGAGAAAGACGGGATAAAGGCGGAAGATGCGGGGCGAATATCAGCAGGGGCAAGAGACGCCGTTCCACCAGACGAAGATGCGTTTGCGGCTGTCTGTGCGTATGTGAACGTGGTCGAGCCCGTTCTGGTTATTGTGAACGTGCCGTTAAAGCTGGAGTCGGTGACACCGGCAATAACAACAGATGTTCCGGTCTGAAATTGGTTTGATGTCGATGTCGTGATAGTCACAACATTTGACGATCTTACGGCGGTCGATATTGTGTAAACAGGATTGTCGAGGCCGTAATACAGATCACCATAATCGCTTGCGCCATAGGCTCCGCTTAGGCCAACAGTTTCGCCAGTGAACCCGCTTGGGGTAATGTTTGTATAGTTCGCCCCGTCAAGGACATAAATACCAGAGCTTAACCCCAACAAGGCAAGCTGTATGTTATCATTTGTTGACCATGCAAAAATACCCCTGACAGTAGAAGGCAACGGGGTATCTGTAATGCGCTCCCATCCACCAACCGGCAACAGCTTTCCAGATCGCCAACGTATCAAGTTGGCGTCATACCAACGCCCCTTGACCTGCAACGGGGTGGCGGCCCTAACAACACCGGGGGGAATATTCAGAGGAGCAAGAGGCATCAGTGCTTCCCAAACAGTTGTGTAAGACCCCAGGTCATGCCAGAGCCAAGAAAAGCGGCTATTCCCATCATAACACGACCACCGCCCTTGATTGAAGAAAACTCTTCTCTCAACTCTCTTACGTCTGCCTTGAGTTCTTTCATCTCGCGGTTCAAGACTTCAATCTGAGTGATAAGCGAACCGATTTCGCGTTCCAAACTATTGTCCGCCATCACTTCATTCCTTCCAACGCCCGGCAAGCATCTCTCAGTTTGCTGTAGTCCGTTACCAAAATCCTCACATTCGGCCCTGCCTGCCGAAACTCTTGAGCCGCCTGCCGCTGGAACGCGACAGGATATTCTACCAGAGGCGGACAGCGACTAGAAGCGACCGTTTGACAGCCGGTCAGCAGTGGCATCGTCAGAGCGATGCTCAACCACAATTTCAGCCGCCTTTCGTGTTGCCTCTGCATTCGCCTGCGCCTCTCTACTGCGGGCCTCAGCCAGTCCTTCATTTCGGGACGCTCTTGCGAGCATCCAGACAAGAAAGACAATGGCTGCGACACCGCCAACAAGGACTAATATCGCCGTCATGTCTTGGGCGTATTGTCGATCTTCAGTGCCGCGTATACCGGCGGGATAACTGCGATCAGGACGCCGACAAGCTGAACAAGGCCGTCTACGACAGCGCCCTGCGCCGGAGCGCCAATCCAGCCCTTGCCGACAGCGAAAGCCGCGCCAGCCGAAACAGCGTAGCGCACGATCATCATGATGTTTGGACTTGCTTCCATCTCTCTCTCCTATACTGGATATTTAGACCACGGCAGTTGATAATGCGGGCCATCACGGGATGATCTCCAATCGCCACCCCATTCGATTGAAACCTTCTCAGCACGAGCCGCAGCCTTCATGGCCTTGGAAAACTTGGCATATAGCGGCCAGTCCCAGCGGACCTTGCCGT